CAAGAAGCAGACATCCACTTCACCTGGAGCATTGCTGAAAACGCGCGCGTCTGTGATCTCCTGATTAAAGGAGCGGATCCAGAACTTATATGCGTCCTCGGTGCCAGTTGTGGAGTGCCGATCCGGTGCGATGAATACCCGCTCGCGCAGGGAGTCATCGTCTTCCGTATCTGCGCCGCCAGAAGGAACGTCAATGTTCTCAACTGATTGCACATACGGAATCGGATCCACCAGAGCACTGATCGAACCGACTGCAAGGTTATTGCTGCCGACTCCCGCTTCCATTGCCGTGCAAGGTACATCCACAGAAAGCTGTCCTGCCGGAATCTCGACATAGTCATCTGTCTCGAAGTAGTACTGTGAATCTGTGACTCTGGTGCCTGCTGGAATTGCGACAACACTGGTCTGTGCTGCAGACAGCATGAAGCGAACAGTTGTCCGGGCTTTCGTTGCCGGAGTCCTTGTGATGCCTTTTCCGGCTGCCATATTGTCGAGATACTCGCCCTCTGCGTATTTCAGCAGATTCTCTTTGAACGACTTATCGATCAACATGTACATCTGAAAAAGTTCGACCGCGCAAGCGTACAAAATTAAAGAGACGGGCTCTCCTCTTGCGAGGGAGTACGTCTCTCCAGTGATCTCGTTGTATCGATTCTGAAAATCTCGCTTCATCTGATCTTCCACGCTGTCCAGTGTGGTTTCATCGATGAAGCTGATGTCAGGGAGGTTCTCTAATTCTGGAATTGCCATGTGTTAATTACCTCCGATATAAACCGTGAGACCGAGAACCCCGTCAGCTCCGATCTCAGTGGCTTCCACTCTGTCAAGCTGGATGCCCGGCGCGTATTGTGCAATCTGCTCGGCCAGATCGACCGTGATTGTATTCAGCGCAGCCGGATGCGGAGCATCGACAGCTGTCCCGGATAAGCCGAAGGACCGGCTTCCCGGAATCGTGCCCTGTCGAGTAATCAGCAGGGCTTGTATGATCTGGTCAATCTTCTGAAGTTGTTCAGTGTTCAGAACGCCGTCCAGATCGATAATGTCTTCAAGTTTCATGTAATTCATTACCAGTACTCCTTGAAAGTTAAATCAACCGAGCACCGCACCAGTTCTCCGCGATTATAGACCGTGTTGTACGCAGCAGAAGAGGACTCTAGGAGGAACTTGTGTGCGTTCCATCCGTAGACCTGCCCGCCGAGTACGAGATATTCCACATCGCCGCGCCGGATCATCTGCTCGATCAGTTCCAGCGTTTTCTTTGGCTTCACGCCATGTTCAGCACTGAGATCAACAGTCATTGTGGTCTCCATGCGGTCTGGCCCCTGGAACTCTGAGCGAGGCGGAGCGTTGAGAATGTCGTGCGTTGCCCAGCGAGACGACTGACTGCGCTTCCAGTTCTTTGGTGTCATGATCCTTCGATCACTGACCTCAAAGATCAGACTCGGGCCGAAAGAACCAACGACGGACGATCTTGCCCGTCGTCTCTGTTCATCCTGCCTCCGTCTGGCTGCCTGCTCGCGCTGCCATGCCGACTCTGACATAATAACGGAAACCATACCGCCGCCGATTCTCACGACTTCGGTGCTTCTGTATACTTTTCCGGCAATGTAGAAGAGACTCGGTCCTGTATATCTTGACATAACTTAAAGCCTCCTCACTTGATGTGTTGAATGATCTCGGAAAGCGTGATCGACCCCGCAGCAGACTTGAAAGTGATCTCGCCGGTTGCTGTGAGGTTGATATCCTTCCCGGAATTGATGTTGATAGATCCAGCCGACAGATTGATCGTGCTGGCATCCACAGAAAGATTGCCTTCCAGATTCAGAGAGAAGTCCTTCACATTGAGGGACATCATCCCGGACATATAGATCAGGAATGCTTCTCCGATTGCAGTGGAATTGAAGTCTTTTCTGTAGTATCCAGCTCCACTGCCGTGCGGAGTGTTTTGCGTGTTCCAGTACGTTCCAAGACAGATGCCTGCCGCCTGCCCGTTAGACAGGTGAACCACAAGCACATCACTATCGATTGGCGGCATCTGATACTCGTCATTGAATGTCGCATACGGAAGATCATCCGTGACTGTTTCATCCAGATCCGGATAGGTGACCTTCACAAGACCATTCTTGTAGTCGATACTGGACACCTTGCCGATTCTAATAGGTCTGTCCATTCAATTCCTCCACTCAGTCAAAGGTGCCATTGTCCACCCAACCGTAGACATTGGAAGAACCGTCCACATGGATCAAGTGCCAAGGATGCGCTTTTCCGCTTCCGTTCTTGATCGTGATCCGGGCTCTTCCAGCGCGTGCCGGATAACCTTTCGCACCTGGATAACTTGTGTAGTAGTGCGTTCCGCCATGGAAGTTGACGATATCGCCCACGTTGTAAGACTTGGACTTTGCAGCCGCTTTCTTGGTGGACTTTTTCGGTTCTTTGGTTGTCTCCGTGACAGTGTAATGTACAACATCAACCTTGTTCTGATACCGGTGCATCTTGACGTGCATCTTCGTTCCGGATCCGTTGACCGTAGTTTTGACCTCGTCCACGAAGTAGTTTCCTGCCGCTTTACCAAGCGAGCCGTCAACCTTGACCATGATGCCTGATACCATTCGCACGTCCGGCCAGATATCTCCCTCAAGGATTGTCGCTTTTTCGTTCTCATTGTTGACTCCCGCACTGATCAGATGAATTGCGTCTGCCAGATTAGCAGCCTGTTCTGAGAGTTTCAGCGTCCTTGCACTTGGATCCTTCTCTCCTTTGGTGCCTGTGACAGGGCAGTAGACTGAGAACTCCCGGTCCACTTTGTTCTTCTTTTTGTTGTCGGTCTGCTTATAAGAGCAGCGCCCGCCGGTATAGGTCCCTTCAATTGTGTCTGTCCAGTCCCATGAATCACCAACGAAAGAAGAACGAGAAATAGTGAGCACTGGCTTGTGAACCTCGTACTCATTCTTCCCGTACATCACGATTCTGTTTTTGTAGATCTTCATACCGACGCCGTACTTCTTAGCCAGCTCATACAGAAAATCCGAATCACTGCGGTCAGTCTGTTCGATAGACTCAATCGCATGATCAGGGCCGTCGTACATGAATGCCAGTTTATATCGCGAAGCAATTTCCGCACCGATACCTTTGACACTTGTAGACTTCCACGTCTTCGTCCGGTTTGTCCTCTTGATAGAGGTGTCAGTTGGAAGGCTTATCCCGCCGAGATTAGCGATCAGCGGTCCGCCGGTCATGTTCATTTCGTCCAGGAGAAAGTCCCCGCAATCCATCCTCTTTTCGTCATATTCACTGTTCCAGTGATGGAGCAGGATCTTGGCAACGATCCGGTCTCCTTTTTTCGGAAGCCAGCCGTTCAAAAATCGAAGATCAGAATTGAAAAGTGTCAGTGAAACCGTGTCAGAAGATCCACTCGCCACGTCATCGTAAGTAAACTCCTGCTTGATGTCCTTCAGTGTGTCCTTAACGGAATGACCGTTGAAATACAGATCAGTCTCTGCGCTTCTTGCTGTACTCATAGGCCATTCTCCGGTGCCACTGGAAGGCCAGCGTCATAGTCATCATTCGACCGCCACGCAGGCAGATTTTCTGTCTGTGAGACAGTCAGATCTGGAATAATGACCGGAGTCCCGGCGGAGAAGACCAGAACGTTGATCAGAGACCAGTTGGCCTCGATCAGCTGCTTCATGTACTTCTCGTCACCGAGTTCCTGCCATGCGATCTTGTCCCAGGTATCGCCCTGGACTGTGTAATAGATCTTACTCATTCAAGACCGCCTCCTTGTTGTGCAAAAGACTTGCGGCCTTGTGACCGCATCCACTTGTTCATCATCTTCTCGAAGTCGTCCTGGCTCATCCGATCAGCCTGGATCACGTCATCTCTTGTGACTCCGGATCCTTCGATGCGATAAGTAGGGGAGTAGATGAACTGTGGAGTCTGCACTGGAACGCTTGTATTCATTCCTGTGAAATTGCCTGTCAGAGTGTCCACAGCCGCCGGGATTGCCGCCGATGCAGTGTTCTTCATCTGTCCGAAAGGATCGCTCAGAACGCCGCTCTGCGTGTTCACAGAAGGCTGTGCAATGCCCATGCTCGCAATCGGCGCCGCAAGATTCTGAGCCGCAGATGTAGCGACCACCTTAGAGCTGTCTTTCATACCTTCTGCGAGACCTTCGCCTGCATAGATACCAGACTGCTCAAGGACTCTGGATGGAGAGTGAATCTTCAGGGCACTGTTGACCGTGCTTGCCACCTGGTTTGCAATACTTCTCGCCTCAGCAATAGCCGAAGCACCCGCTGATGCGATGCCGTTCCGCAGTCCAGACATTGCGTACTGACCCGCAGAGAACATCTGTCCATGCAGTCCGGAGAATGCCGCTGCCATAGCTGCTGCTATGCTTGCGCACTGTGCTGTCGCCTGAGATCCTCCGGAAGAAATGACTGCCAGATATGCCGCGACCGCCGCAGTAATGATCGACAGGATCGCATTCGCACTTGTCTGTGCCTGCGTCTGGATCGCTGTCATGCCCGTTGTCGCAGATGAGCGCATCTGAGCCATGCTAGTCACCACAGCCGCATTGCTTGCCATCATGGAAGCCGTGATTGCATTGGTCACTCCTGCCATCGCACTTGCCGCGATTGTGCCAAGAGCGGACAGTGAAGCAATTGTCCCGGCCAGAGAGCCCTGCAGGGATGTCATGCCTCCTGCTGCCGTATTGACACCGGCGGAGAAAGTTATCATCGCGGCTGCCGCCACGACAAGAGGTCCCTGAGCAGAATTGACCGCTGCCGAGAAAGGAATGATGGATGCTGTCAGCAGCGTGAACGCGGATGCCGCTGGTGTTGCCACCCCCGGAATCTGTGCCGCCGCTGTTGTGAATAATGTGATGCTCGTTGCTGTGAGAGCCAACGCTCCGGAGAGAAGAGCGATTCCTCCGCTCAGAAGAGTGATTGCCGCTGCGGATCCTGCCGCACCTGCTGTCAATGCAAGGAAAGCGGCTGCTGCCGCTGTTGCCGCTGCCGCAAGTGGAACAAGTGCCGCAGACAGTGGAATTGCGCCTGCCGCAATAACTCCCATCTTTGCCGCCGTGCCGACTGCATTCTTTGAAATCGAGCCGAGAGCCTTTCCAGCTGCCGTCGCAGATGCCTCGATGATGACAACGGATCCAGACACGAGTGTCATTGCCGCTGCCAGAGGAATCATGCCTGCGGATGCCGCAAGTGCTCCAGCCGCAAGGACAAGCATGGATGCTCCAAGAGCCGCCGTCGGTACGCTTGCCGCAAGTGCTGCTGCTGCGAATGGGACCATCGCCACTGTGATCGCTGTGACAGGTACTACAGCCGTCAGCATAGCCGCCGAGAAGATTCTCGTTGCCGCACCGAGTGCTGTGAGTGCTACTGCACCGACTCCTGCAGATGCTCCGATCAGAGCCATTGAAACTGCAAGAGCAGATGCCCCTGCGGTTGCTCCAAGGATTCCAACCGTTGCTGTAAGAGCCGCCACACCGAGTGCCGCGAACCCTGCAGCCGCTATTGCTGCGCCTGCTGCTCCAGCTGTCGCCATTGCACCGAATGCTGTGATGGAAGCACCCAGGGAAAGCAGAGCAGCCGAAGCCGCTGGACCTGCCGATGCAATTGTCGGAAGAGCCGATGCCAAGAGAGTGATTCCAGCAGATGCCATGGTCACACCCGCACCGACCAGTGTGACTGCTGCGCCGAATGCCAACATGGCAGGGGAGGCAACAAGCAGAGCTGGTCCGAGAACTGCAAACACGACTGCCAGTCCTGCGATTCCTGCCGCCATGAGGGCCATTGCGACCTGCGCTCCGGTTCCTGCCTGTGACAGTTGAACTGCAACATTTGCAAGCATTGAGAATCCTGCAGATGCTGCAAGGACAGCTACACCGAAGGCAATCATTCCGGCTGCTCCGGCTGTAAGAGCTGGTCCCATTGCGCCAGCTACTGCAAGGAGTGCAATCATGCCACCTTCCATGACAGTGAGCCCCGCAAGTGCGAGAGGTCCAGCGTTTGCGATCTGCGTTGCAGCCAGTGCCATCATGCTCATTCCAGCGGATGCCATCAGAACAGCGCCGCCGAATGCCAGCAGCCCAGTTGCTCCTGCTGTCAATTGTGGTCCCATAGCCCCAGCAACGGCCATCAGAGCGATGATCCCGCCCGTCATGACCGACAGACCAGCCAGAGCGAGAGGCCCCGCCTGAGCCATCTGTGTGGCTGCTATGGCCATCAATGACATTCCGCCTGCAGCCATAAGGATTGCACCGCCAAGAGCGAGAAGCCCTGTTGCAGATCCCTGCACACTTGGTGCGAGCTTTGCCACTATGGCCATGAGTGCCGCAAGACCGGCACCAAGACCAACGAGAGCGACAACTGCTCCCGGTCCAGCTGATGCGAGTTCCTTTGCTGCTTTGACAAGAATGTAGACGCCTGCCGCCGCCATTGCAAAGCCTCCGCCGAATCCGAGTGCATTCTTTGCTGCAGCACTCATCGCGGTGTTAGCTTGCTGTGTCGGTCCATTGATTCCTTTCGTGTGCTTTATCAGCTTCTGTATAGCTCCTCCAGCTGATCCGAACATTCCAACCAGCTTCCCGGCGACCTTAAATAACCGACCACCGATCAGGAGAACCGGCCCAGCCGCCGCTGCAATGCCTGCCCATTTGACAATATTCTTCTGCATTGACGGATCCAGATTGTTGAACGCATCAATGAGAGATGTGAGCTTATCGATGAACGGCTTCACAACCTGACCGGCAATCTCGCCGATGTTATACTTCATAACATCGAACGAAGAGCTCAGCTTTTCAAGCGAGCCACCTGTCCCGGCCATGAGTGCATCGGCCATGTTCTGAGATGTTCCTGCGCAATCGTTCAATGCCGCAGAATACTTCTGCACTTGCCCTGGTGCTGCATTGATGAGAGTCATCCATTTTGCCATCTGGTTCTTGCCGAAGAGTGCCGCAGCCGCCTGCAGCTGTTCTTCCTGCGTCAAACCAGCAAAAGCAGTGTGCAACTGGCCTTGAACATCCGCCATGCTCTTCATGGTTCCGTCCGCGTTGAAGATGTTGAGGTTCAACCTCTCCATCCATGCGGCGCCATCTTTTGCCGGGCTGGCCAGTTTTGCAAGACCTGTCTTCAGGGCAGTTGCGCCTTCAGCTCCACTGATTCCGGCATCACCGAAGATGTCGACCACAGTGGCCAGGTCCTGCATGTTCCATCCGACAGAGTTGGCCACAGGTCCAGCGACCGCCATTGCCTCAAAGAGGTCAGAGGTTGTCGTGTTTGCCTGTGCCTGAGCTTTGGCCAAGATGTCTGCAGCTGTCGATGCGTAGCTTGAGTCCTTGCCGAACATCTTCAGTGCATTTCCCAGACCACCAGTCACTTCAGACAGATCTGTCTCAGTTCCTGCTGCCAGGTTGAGGGCAGGAGTGATCATGTCAGCCGCCTGTGCAGCTGTAAAGCCCTGACGTGCAAAGTTCAAAGTCGCATTTGCGGCATCCTGCATTCCAAATACAGAGTTAGCAGCCGCCGTTTTGATAGCAGCAGCCAGCTGATCCGCTTCATCCTGTGTGGATCCCATCGTTGCCTGGACAAGGCGGAGAGTCTTATCCACATCACCGAATTCTTTGACTGAAGTGGCTGTCAGGCCGACGATCGGAGCCGTAACTCCTGCCGTCAGACCTGTGCCGAGCTTCGTCATAGTATTGCCGATTGCGTTGAGGTTCTGTGATACGGACTGAGTCTTTCCTAGTCCCTGCAGTTCTTTCTGAGCTCCGGAGATTGCACTCTGTAGTGACTTGTCAAGCGTGCCCGCAATCTTGATCGCAATTTCGTACTCACTTGCCATTCTTGCGTGTAACCTCCTTGAGATCCTGACACATGTCAATCATGTCGAAGATCCCCATTTTCATGAAGTAATCCAGTCCAGTGTTGAGGTTTAGACTCAACGCGAGACAGCACTTCCTTAATTCCGTGAGATCGGCGGGATTTAGTCCTCGCCGTACATAAAAGTTGTGACGCGGTTCTTCACTTTCATTGCGTCTTTGGCACTGAGCTGATGATAGAACTCAATCGGAAGCCCGCTCTTCAGTGCTGCGACTGTCAGTGTGTACTCAAGATCCAGCTCACGAACGGCGGAGATATTGCCGTTGTTCGAGTATATCTTTCCTGCCTGGATCAGATCGTCTGCAGTCAGATCTTCCAGTGTAGTGAGATCGATCTCAGAGACCTCATGGCCTTCAAACAGGTAGGTCTTGCTCAGCTTGATCTTGTTTTCATCTTTCTTCTTGTCTTCAATCTTGACGATTTTCGTTTCTTTGTTTTCAGCTTCAGCCATAATTACTTTTTCTCCTTTTTCTTATGGTTTTAATAAATAAAAACAGCCGGGGAGATACTCATGATCCGCCCGGCTGCATTTGATGACAATAGAGTAATGCTAAATTAGCACTGTGCTCTTACCTGAGCCATCAGATCTTTGCCGCGGACGATGTATACCTGATTCAGCTTGTCAAGTTCAACGAGAACTTCATTGTTGACTTCGATTTTGATGTAAAGCACTTCAAGTTCGACGGAAGGTTCAACCTTCTTGCCCTTCTTCAGGGATCCGTTTGTGATGGTCTTGGCTTTGCCTCTGATAACCACTCTGACCGGAACATAGACCGTCGCACCCGTTGCCGGATCGATGACCTGTTCTGAGCCTCTGAGTGTCAGCAGTGGCGGATTATTGACGTCTGCCAGATCATAGATGGATCCATAGAGAACCGAGAACGGAATCTTCACGGTCATGGATTCAAACTGACCTGTTGCCGGATCCTCGATCTCGCCGTTCATGCCGACTCCTTCGAGTGTATCCGTCATGGCAGGGAATTCCGGAAGCTCAGTCTCACCGGATACACCGATAAGTCTGTTTCCGTCTTCGTAAACGTTGTAGTTATTCAATAAACTAGGGATTTCAGGCATTGTTCTGTCCTCCTCTCATTATCCCTGCAGCGCACTCTGCAGAGTGTCAATGTCGTAGTTGACGATGTCTTCAATATCCTGCGCCGGTGTGTACGGAGCAATGTGATGTCTGAAGGTCATCTTGCCAGCAAGAATGTCTGTGATCGGATTGTCATCGTCAAGATATTCGATGGAAGCGCCTGCCCAGTAGTCCGGTGCATAGCTGTTGCATCTGATATTCTCGGAGTCAACGATGTTCTGGATCAGTTTCTTGTTCATCGGATTGTCTACCTTTGCAAAGTAGGTGTTGATGAACGTGTTCTCCTGCCATGTGAACATTCTGCGAACTGCAATCCAGATGTCCTTTGCATCATCGGATGTCGGGTATGCATTGGTGTAATTGCCCCACAGTCTCCAGCCATTCTGATTGATGGCTGTGACAATGCCATATCCATTGACAGTGTTCGCCTGATCCTGATCGAGCAGAACTTCAGTTCCATCGTCAAGGCATTCACCTGTGGTTCCCATTGGATGGTTGGACGGACTCTGATACGGAACATCGTCTGCATTGCTGTCGATGTATTCGATCAGGCATCCAGCGACTGCAGACTTTGCAAATACCAGATCACCGATCTTGGAGCATGGCCAGAAGGATGCAGAGAATTCAGACGTGAATCCGCTGTCATCTTTGACTTTCTTTGTGTCTGTGTAGACTCTTGCCTGCTTGGTGTCGATGTCAAGCAGGGCAAAGCTCTTGTATACTCCATTCAGCTGTGCTGCTTTTGCAGAAAGAGCACCGCCGACTGCTGCACTCTGAGAATATCCCGGAGCAAGCAGGAGACCAGGAACGATTCCCAGTTTTGGAAATACCTGACGGATTGCCTGGATTCCAGTTTCTTTGCCAGTTGCAGAATCAACCGCACCGATGATGTCTTCATCATTGACCTTTTTCGGATCCAGCTTGTCACCGGTGAGAGTCAGTGTGGTTGCTCCATCCAGAGCGCCGCCATCAATCAGTGTGATGATTGCATAGCCAGTTTTTGCATCGAATGAAACTGTGTAGTCTGTATTCAAGACTCCAGCAGAATCTTCTGTGCCCTTAACGGACAGAGAGGATGCAATGACACCGACTTCAGGAATCTCAGCCTGCTTGTCATTGACCTGTGCGGTCTTTGTTTCAATTGCAGACTTGTGCTTTGCCGGATCCAGAACGTTGATGTACACAACCGGGCCGACTGCAAACGCATTAGCAGAAAGATACATCGTCTGGCAAAGCGTGAAGTTCTTCACGTCGTTGACATAACCGAGTTCTTTCATTGCTTCTGCAGCAGAGTTGGCCAGGATCGGAACATTGACCTTTGATGCTGGATTGGCGACCATGTTGATCGGAGCACAACCAACTACAACCTGCACCGAAGACTTGCCAGTCTTTGGAACTGTGACAGCGGTTGCCTCTTCACGAACGTAAGTTCCATGCTTAATAGGCATTTAATCAGCCCTCCTTCTTTCTCAGACCTTCAGTCTGTTTGTATGCTTCCCAGGCCCAGCCTTTCTCAGCTTTGATCTGCTGATGAGCCTTGCCATACTCAGCAGGGCTGATGAACAGATTGGCGATCAGAGGAGCTTCCTCTTTTGCCTTGAGCGCTGCATCCGGGATGCTTGCATAAACTGTGCCGGTGATTGCGATCCCTTTGATCGTCGGTCCGACATATAAAACGAGCTCCGGTTTTGCCGGAACCTTTGCCACTGTTGCAGTGGTCTTTTTCTTCTCATCACTCATGAAAATTCATCAATCCTTTCCATCTTTGGAGTGGAAAACTTCATTTCGATTGCACCGAAGTAAAACGGGTAAGTGTTTTCATCCAGGATCTCCCACTTCATCTTTGGAGATGCGCGGTACTGATTGTCCAGCAGTGCCTCCTGAAGGAAGCGGTTCGCCACCTTCTGAATCATGCTGAGGATCTGGACGTGACCCTGCCTGTCTTTGCCTTTGTCCTTGACTCCAAACTGAATCACAGTGGTGACATGCCATGGATCCTCATCATCTTCAGTATCTCCCGTGAACACCTGGACGATGAAATACGGAAAAAACTGAGACGGATCATCTTCGTCATCATAGGTCTCCGGAAGCTGCTGCTCAAACGCATGGATCTGAACTTCATTCCCGGCATCGTCTGTCAGATGCATTCCACTGAGAAGACGATTGATCTCCTTTTTCAGTGACACCTGCAGACCGTGAATGTCCATCAGATTCCCGGTGAGGTTTTCAAAATCGTCCATGATTCATCATCCTCCCTTTGCAAGCAGGACTTCAACCTGCTGCTCCATGTAGTGGTGCAGATTCGTCTGGATGACTGGCTTTGTCACTCCGTAGACGTTCTCATTTTCAAGCATCTTTGGAATTGATACAGAAGACAACCGTTTGATCGGAAGACGTCTGTCAGATCTTCTCTGATACATTTGATCATTCGGACCTTTGAAGGCTTTGATGTCTCCATATAGCAGTTGTTTCAGACCGTTACCTTTGACAATGTTAGCCTTGCCTCCGGCTTTCTTTGGAGCCGTAGTGTGGAACCGTACAATGGAGATCGGAGCACCCTTGGATTCAATTTCTGCCTCAAGATTTCCTGCATTGGCCTTGTGAATGACCATGTTCTTCTTGAAGCCTCCGGACTTCAGCGTGTAGCGCTGCCGGGCTTTATTTCCGAGGTCCTTTCTCGCGGTCGTTGCGGTTCTGTTCAACGCCCTGGAGATCACTGTCGGTGCTTTATAGCTCAAAGATCCGAGCTTCTCAACAACCATTCTCAGATCATCTTGATCGACTTCATACTTGATCTCCATCAGCCTCTGTTCGCCTCCAGCGTGATCGAATAGACTCCCATCTCATCGATGGCATCCGTGACTCTGTAGTCCTTGCCATCAAGAGAGAAGAGTGCGCCGTGTTTTGGCAGTTTGCCGAAGTCAGCAGCGGAAAGAAAAACCAGCATCTGTTTGACATATATGCCATCCATGTGCTGGTTCAATCTCTTTTCCCGCTCGATCTGCTCATTGTTATCAATGATCAGCCGCATTTTTTTGCCATTGACTTCATGTTCATCAGCAAACTCCAGATCATTCAGAAAGACGCTGCCGATGTCAGCGGCAACCATGTCCTTGAATGCGGACAATTACTTTGTACCTTTCTTGCGGCTTGAAGTTTTCTTCTTTGTCTTGGATACCGGAGCCTCTGCCTCAATGACAGGAGCATCTTCCGGATCCTCTTCCGGCTCGTCTGTCTTTTCTTCTTCCTGATCGGACTCAGGAGCATCTTCCGGATCCTCTTCCGGAATCTCTGGACCTGGTGTGATCTTCTCAGCCAGTCCGCGCTTGATCAGAGATTCTTCCAGATCAGCATCAAGACCAACCATGTCACCAGGCTTCAGTTTCAGCTTGTCAGCATAAAGCAGAGAGCCCACTGTATTCAAGATCTCAATCATGGTCTTCCTCTCAGAAAATCAGATCAGCATAGATGCTGGAATTCTTGAAGTATGGAACATTCAGAGGTCTGGACTTGAGTGCCAGTGTTCTCGCAGAGTTCTTGCTGTCAGTGTAGACATGCGGAACTCTTGTGCCAGGCTGAGACTCGATCTCCTTGGTCTGATCGTTGATGAATGTAATCCTCTGATACATTCTCTTACCGAATCTCTGACCGGTGATGAATGCACCCTTTGTCGGAACGAAGAACTTCTCAGTGCCGTCCAGATCAACATAAGTCTGATCGTAAGAGTAGAAGTCAACCGGTCCAACGCCAGGAACATTCAGAGTGCCATAGAAGGTGACTCCGTTGAGATCCTGAATGTTGATATCACCAACAACGATGCGACGGTTGTCCAGGAGCTTCTGGATCTTCTCGTTGTTGAAGAAGATTTCACCAACTTCTGCGCCCATGACAAACTTGTCATGCGGCAATCCTCTCTTTTTCAGAGGAGCAGCCATCTTTCTGACAACATCGAAGAAGTCATCAGCAGATGTCAGTGCCTTGCTGAAGGTTACCTTGGCACCGTTTGTATCGCCATCATAGAACTTCAGAGTGAAGTCTTCAGTCTTGCTCTGATCGTCTGCGATCTGCTTCAGATCCAGAGCATTCTCAGTGAGGACCTGTGCAGCCATCTGCTCTTCACGAGTTGAGATCATCTCATCGAGATCCTGCATGTCCTGCGAGATCAGCTGGACTGCTCTTTCAGAAGGGGACAGATTGGAATACAGAGATTCTGCAAACTGCTTTTTGGAAACATCATCAACTGTCAGAGTTCTGGAAGGGGCAATCAGCGGAGCAATGACATCGCTTGCCTTATAGCCAGCTCTGCGAACTGCGACGTCGCCTTTTCCAGGAACGACAACCGGAGCAATCATTCTGGACTGCTCGTCCTTGTATTCGACAAGGATCCTGTCAGCATCCGGAGTCTGCACATCTGCGAAAAATGTATCACGCAGCCAGCAAGGCTTCGGTGTGACAAGCTGTTCCGCAACCATTAAGGCATGCGTGTTGTAATAAAATTCAGATAAATTCATGGTTTACCTCCTTAGTAAACAATGGACTCCAGCAGAATGTTGTTCTTTCTGAGAGCCAGCTCATCTGCATCTGTGAATGTGTAATTCATCAGAGCTTCAATGGTCTCACGGAAGAAAATACCTTCCTGCCAGACTTCCACTGTCTGTGCTGTTCCTGCAGCAGTTACGTCCTGAGCCAGCACGAAAGCTGGATCCGTTCCGTCTGTGCCCTGATAGACGGCACCCTTGGAAGTAAGGATTGTGCCTTTCTTCAGGTCTTTCGCTGTGGTGATGTCAATCAGCTTGAGTGCGCCTGCAGACTTGTACAGATTGTCATGCTGCACATCTGCGATCGGTTCAAACTTGTTAGCCATTACTTCTTCGCCTCCTTGATCTTGTTGACGATGTTAGTGACTTCATCTTCCATGCTTTCCGGCTTGACCGGCTCATTGCCGCCGTTGCCAAGAGCATGAACATCGTTTGCACCAGAATTCTTTACATCCTCGACGATGTTCTTGGACATCTGAGTCTGCACTTCCTTCTGTGCTTTGATTGCTCTCAGAGCAAGAGTGTCAGCTGAGCACTTATGCTCGCCGTACTTGGCCTCCTGGACCATTTCCGGAGTGCACATGCTGGCAATTTCATCAATTGCCTTGATGCGCTCATCTTCTGCTTCGACTGCGTCCTTGACCGCCTTGCCCTGTGCAGCCTTTGCTGCGTCAGTGGCTTCGGACATCAGTGAGGCATAGAGCTCAGGATACTTCTCTTTGAGTTCAGTGAGATTCATCTCTTCTTCCTCCTTTTTGTTGTCTATGTGAATCGCCGCCTGCCCACTAGGCTGCTTATCACTGATTTTGAGTTTCGGAATATTGATGCACCTTGAAATGTCAAAGTTCCGACCCGCTGCCATGAGCATCTTGTGATCAGTGCTCATGGTCACCTGGACTGGAGTGCCTTCAGCAACTTCGTCCGCAAAACCCATCTCGACTGCTTCTTTGTCAGTCATCCATGTCTCTGCTTTCATCAGATCGCGGATCTCGTCTTCAGACTTTCCGGTTTTCCGTGCATAGATTCCTGCGATTGCTTTGGATGTTCCTTCCAGCCAGTTCTCTGCTTTCTTCAGATCATCCAGCTGCACATAGTCATACATAGCGATTGCCGGATCATGAATCATGAAGAGGGCACCGCTTGCCATCTTGATCGTCTTTCCTGCCATTGCAATGACGGAAGCAGCAGATGCTGCAATGCCATCGATGATGACTGTCACATTGCCTGTGAAGTTCTTAATCTTGTTGTAGATTGCAATTGCCGCATAGACCTCACCACCTGTGGAGTTGATGTGAATGTCTACATTCGGACAGTTTGCAATGGAGTCCAGATCATTCTGGATCTCTGCCGGGATAATGTATTCACCCGGATCCGGCTCATCTGTCCACCAGTTGAACGGTGGTCTTTCTTCTGCGACATCTCCATAGAGTTCAACGGTCGCAGTCTGGCCATCATTGCTTCTGACCAGATTCCATGCTTTTCTTGCTTTATCTTTCATCATTCATCTCCCTCGGATGGAATCTCCATCCGGATCTTCTCCGCCCGGTACTGGCACCGGATCTGGAGTATTCTGCGGATCTGGTCCGCTTGTTTTCTTCAGCATTTCATTCTCACGTTCCAGTTTCTTCACATTGTCATGCCAGTCAGATCCGTTGATCTGAATCGCAGCATCTTCATGGGTGATGAAACCGTTCGCAATTTCCATGTTCGTCGCGTTGATCTCTTTCACCGGATCCAGCTGACCCTGTGCAGGTCCAACCCATGACGCTTTCAGATATGCATCGCGCGTGATCGGATTCAGGAAGAATCCAGGAGCAGGGATTCGACCAGAAGATACTGCTTCCGTGAACCACCATTCATACACAACCTTGCAGAAACCATCGACGAACCATGATCTGTACATCTTGTAAGTTTCCCATGCTTCCATGAGTGCCGCTCTCGATGCACTGTATGACGAGTCAAACTTCTGCATGAGTACATCGACAGGAATGCCGAGCGATGTGCCGATCTGCCTGCATACTGAATAGACGAATGTGTCATAGCCTGATTGTGGTCTCTTCGGATCACCGAAGGAGACATCCTCACCAGGCCTCAGAACATTCACGTTGCCCGGTCCCATCTCGTACTCTGTATCGTTCTGAAATTCGTCATCATAAGGAGGGCAGCCCTCGATTGATGCTCCGACCTCATTGAATGGAATCGAGTCTGAATCACTCTCTGTTTTGACGAAAACAGTGAAGAACGATTCAATGATTGCGGCCTGGATCTCTGCTTCCGTATATCTGCGAATCTGCAGGAGTGGTTCGATAACATGAGCAAGGAAGGTGACTCCTCTATACTGCTCCGGACGTTCCTGGATGGTCAGATGGATCACGTTTGCAAGCCCTGACTTCTGACCATATGCTTTGACTCTCGTCCATTTCTTCGGACCTTGTGAGATGTCCGTTGAATCTGGATACTGATTGCAGAAGTGATAAGCGACAGCTGCACCGTCGCTGTTTACTTCCACACCGTCATAGCACCAGTTCCCGTTCTCCAGCTTTGCCTGCGTGAATCCGAGATAATCATGAGCGGCCATGTCCGGAGTGGAACATCTGTCCGCCTCAACGAGCTGGATCCTGAGCCCGTAAGGTGCCGCAATTGTCGGATTCGCCTGCTTCTTCAGAGCAAAAACGTCACCGGAGAGCAGCCACGAAGAAAAAGCGAGCTGCTGCAGCTGGTAAAAGTTGGCCATTTGCAGTGCATCGCATGTGTTCTTCCTGTCTGCCCACAGAGCAAACTCTCTTTTGATCTGCCGGTTGAGATTCTGAGCCTCTTCGTCAGACATTCCGATAACATCTGCGTCAACGGATGGATTCAGCTTCATTCCGACACCGACAACATGCGTCCGCATCGTTCCGATCGCGCCGGATGCGATAGGGGAGGCCATGTAGAGCATTCTCGCACGCTGTCGAAGCGTGTAATTATTCTCATCAATGTCTTCTTTGGCGCTTCCGGATCTTGCCTTGAATCCTTTCAGGGCTCTTTTTGTGTGGGATGCGCCAGCATCGGAGTATCCCTTGTTGTAGACCTTCCGGTTGACTTCGGAAGCCATCGCCTCAGACAACTGTCTGGCCTTCATTTCAGCTTTTTTCTGCTTTTTCTTCTTTGCCATTACCAGTTATCCCTCGGAATAATTCCATAAGTTTTGTGCGATCTTCCGCCATTGTAGCCTTCCAGTTCCCGCTTCTTGGCCATGAGTGAATCCCACTGTTTCAAGACCTGAGACGCGCTCATCGCTCCCTTTGTGATCTCACGAGATCCGATCTTGTAGTGAGTTACGGATCCAGAGCCGGACATGATGGTCTTTCTGGTCTCCACAAGGCCGTCCAGATCATCGATCACGATCTGATATTCAAAGTTGCGGTCATAGAGTCCCTTATTGAATGGAATCCCATGCGGCGACTTTGCATTCATTGACACTCTGATCATGTTCATCACCAGTCATCCTCCTCTCGCTGTCTTCTTCTGCGTCTGGCCATGCGTCTGCGCTCCCGTGCTTCCTGCTTGGCCTGATTTTCTTCTTGGATATCTTCATCATCCAGCCCTTTGAGTCTCCGATCGAGTGCGTCAAAGTTCGGATTGAGGACCATCTTAGCTGCCATCGCATAGTTCCGGCAGTCAAGTGCTTCGTTTCTGTTGTGACCAGGTAACTTCTTCCAGGTCCATCTCTGCGAACTGTGGGAGGTACTCGGCACCATGACTTCTGACAGCAATCCGCTGAAGAAGTTCTCATCATATCCGGCATCCTCGTTGTCCGGAAAGTGCATGAAGTTTGCTCCCGGTTCCTGGACAGTTACATTCGACATGATGCGCTCCTTGCCGGAGTCAACACCCAGCGTGTATAGCCACACTTTTGTCGTCCTGTGATTCGGGAGGACACAGTCCTGCTTTTTTGGAATGGCAGTGTAGGGGACACCCTCGCCGCCACGTCCTTTGATAGCAAAAACACGCTTGCCGATTCTCTTCCGGCATTCTTCGTAAACTTCCTGCGTAAAATGTCCGCCGGAGTCGATGAATGTCAGTGAGATCTTTAATCCTTTGCCATCTTTGAACTTGTATACATGGTCCAGGACTCCATCGAGTGACTCCCAGACGTCGCCATTTTCTTCCGGTCGTCCCATGATGAAACCCTTCCTGATTCCCCAGGACTCACCATATCTGCCCCAGCCGACAACCTCATACTCAAGGCGGTTGTCCTGCGTATCAACACCACAGGTGAGGCACAGAACTCCATCTGGTAGCTCTGCATCATAGTGCTCACGTCTGGCCATGAGCTCGCCTTCGTCTGCTGCGTCGTTTCTTTCTTCCCAGAGTCGTCCGAGAATTGTGTTGAACACGGTCTTGAGCTGTGTTGGATCATCCTTTGCTTCAAGGAACTTCCGGATGATCGTCTCCCATGTCAACCATGGAGAGCAGAAACCATTGAGCCAAAAGGATCTGTACCCGTGATCGATAGCATCCGGATTCTTTGCAATCCATTTCTTATCAGTTCGACGGATATCGTCCTCTGTAGACATGCAGCCGCATTCAGGACAGCAGTATTCGATGTCGCTGACCGTGTATTGCTTCCGGCCGCCAATCACTTCGCAGGTGTCCTTGAAATGGATGTCATCAAAATCGATGAAGTGATACTCACCACAGTGCGGACACTTCACACACCAGTATTCCTGCGTCCCTTTGGTGAATTCTGCAGCAATAGGGGAGTGCCCTTTGATCGTCGGAGTGGAGACCTGTACTCTCTTGGCATTGTAGAACGTGATTGTTCTGGCTGTCAGGAGATTCCATGGATCACCTTCACCGCCTGCATCTTTAGCCCAGCGGTCTCTTTCGTCGCCGAAGATGTACCTTGCAGGAACAGATGCCAGCTCTCGCGGAGCATTGGATCCGACCAGTGTCAGCATTCCGCCTGGATATTTCTTCTTGGTGACTGTGTTGTTGCCGTCTCTGCCTTTAGCAGCCGCAACCTTTTTCTTCAGATGTGCCGTATCCCGGAACATCGGTGCAAGTCTTCTCTTGGAATAGTCCTTTGCATCTTCCTGTGTCGGCATACAGAACATTGCCGGTCCTGGATCGTTGTCGATCAGATAACCGATCATGTTGTTGATCATTTCAGACTTTCCGACCTGTGAAGATGCGACTACCACTATGTCATGCACTCGCGGATTCGTGAAGGAATCCATGATCTCCTTGAGATAAGGAGTCCGGGACGTTCTCCACTTTCCGGCTTCTGCTGAGTTTTCCGGAGAAAGTCTCCGGTACTTGTCAGCCCATTGAGAGACAGTCAGTTTTTCTGGTGGAATGGCCACCTTCTGTGCTGCCGAAAAAACTCTCTGCGTGCGATCAAAAAAGCTGGCTGAATAGTCCGCTTTCTTTTTAGACTTCTTCGTCTTCCTCATCGTTCTGCATCTGTTGTCTTCCCTGCCTCTCTTTTAATCGCTCAGCATAGGCCGCCGGATCGTACTTGTGTTTTGAAATGTCTTCCAGGATGGAAGCAGCTTCTTGTTCCAAGATCCCTGTGATCTCCTGAGCATCCTTGCATTGTGCGATAATCACTCCCATCTTGCCAGGCATGGCCAGAAGATCAGAACGCATGGCCATGATCAGATCAGTTGTGAAGTCCTTGACGTCATCCGCTCTGAGATACTGACCCTCCAGTTCTTTCAGTTCCTGATTGGCTTTCTTCGCCTTCGCCTGTTTGTACTGCACCTCAGCCTTCAGCTTCTGCAAATTCAGCTGAGCCTCGTCCTCACTCTGTTCTTCCTTGCTGACGTATTTGATGTATGCCTGCGTTGAATCGTCCCAGTCATACTTTGCGGCGACACCTCTGCCGCGTGATGTCTCAATGTTCTTCAGAATCCCGTCATCGGTGAGCTGCGTGATCCTGCGCCTCGTGATGCCCAGATGCTTGGCAAGCCTTGAACTCGAGCAGATCTCTGGGATGTCGTTGCTTTTTGGATTTTTTTTCGGAATATTGTTCTGTATTTTGACCGTTTTTGTTTTTTTCTCTGCCATCGTTCACCGCCCATGACCGTTCTCCGGGATGCTGAGGAAATGCTCAAAAAATGAATCAAAAACTAAGAACGTTTTGGGCTTTCCCCGAGCCGCATCGCATCGATCGCCGTCGCAGTACCTTGAAAATGGAGCCGGTCCGCCGATCTTGCTGACCTCAACGAGCCACTGAAGTGACTCATGAGCAGCACTCGTGTCTGTTCTTCGTCTCGTTGTCGGCTTCAGCGACGCCTCAGACCGTGAGTACGACGCCACCAGTCACGGTACGCCTTGCACTCAGCCATCAGTCCTGCGTCCCAGCATCTCACAGTGCAGTAGATGCACGGCTGTGCTGAATCATGTTCGATCTTCCTCATAGCCGCTTTGTAGTCACGCTCACTCATGTGACTCAGGTCCTTCATATCTTCATCCATAAGCACTCACTCTCTGGCATGGCAGAGAAGTGGAACGGCTGACGCATGATGCTGTTGTTCCGCACACAGGAGAAGGGATGCACAGCAGCACTGCATGAGTCAGCCGTTAATATAAAAGCATGCAGATCGCTTGGCTGCATGCTTCCGGAAAGAGGTATCGTTCTCTGTCTGCCGATTTCTCGACGCTATCAATATACACACATTTGAAGACTGATGGTGTCCGGCTTTGTATGAGTTAGCCAAGTTCGGTCGGAGCTGAATGATTTGGTCGGAATGTTCTGATTTATTCTGATTTTATTTTCTGAGAAAAACCTTTCGATTTTTCCAGCAATGCCTTTGCATTTTTCGGTAGAAATAGTCGGCATATTTTCTGGCAAAAACCTCGAGTGTTTTTTCAGAAAAAGGTCTAGGCATTTTTTGAGAAGGCAAAATAAAAAGCAGGGCTCTCATTCAAGTCCTGCTTCATCGAAGTAATTGTTTACCATGCTAATGATCACGCTCTTTGACCTGTAATTCTTCAGATGGTTGCATGTGGCCTCCCAACTGAATCCATTGATGTAGTGATCTCTGCACGCTGCATAGATCAGACCATCCTGGATGCCGTTGACAAAATCCTCGCACGCTTCTATCTTTGCGTAGAATTCGTTCTGCTTTTTTTCAAGTCGCTGGATGTTTTTCATCGCTCTCTCTGTAGGGCTTGAAGGATTCAGCTGCTTTCCGGATCCATCGGAACTGAACGATGGAGATCTGTAGGTATTGTATGCTGCCTTCAGTTCATCATCCAGTTCATGAATGGCCAGAATGTTGTTCTGGTAATTTTTCAAGTCATTGCGTGTGATCTTCATCGACATGCCTTTTCTTTAATTTTAGCAATTGATTTATATTAGATAAAGGTTCAATCATCGCCATTTTCTCCAATGTAAGCGCCGCAGTATGGACAGTATTTCCAGCCCGGATCCACATCCTCCCCGAGAATCTCGCCACAGTGGGTGCATCGTTCAACCTCGTAAGGTGGACCGCCTTCTTCCATTGGTGCCAGAGCATCAAGTTCAACTCTTGCCGGATCTTTAATCGGACAGTTTTTCATGCGATGCAGCTGATCACCGGTGTCTGTCTTGATGACTGTACCTGTGATTGAGCAGCCTCCGTATAAGTAGTCCGGAGGATCATCACAGATGCCCCAGAATGGACAAGCAACACATCCATCCGGCGCGTTCTTTCTATAAACAATATCGAAGCTGAGTTTTTCTTCTTCATTCATTTTCCTGTAGACCACCATCCATCGAAGTCTCTGCTATCTTCTGATGGATCCAGAGAGACGACTTTCGCGGAATTTTCATACTGACACGGAATCATAACCATCTGCACGATCTTGTCTCCTTTGTGGACTCTGTATCTTTCATTTGATGTGTTGTACATTCTGACCTTAATTGGTCCTCTGAAACCTGCATCAATGATGCCTCCCATACAGATAATGCCGTGATTCATCATGAGTCCGGAATTGCTTACCATGCAGCCGAAGCAGTTTATCGGAAGCTGCACATCGACATTCAGTTCAAAGACGTGACCATCATGTGGTTCCAGTGTAACGCTCTCACATGATCTGAATCCTGCACCGTCATATAGCCAGTGCCCTCTCTGCGGAATGTATCCGCCATCATAGACTTGAGCTTTCATAAATTGAGATCTTCCACTCTGTAGTAGGTGTTGTCCTTCATACCTTTGAAGGATTCCGAACTGATCGGAACGTTGCCGATCGTTCTGCGGCATCTTCTGCTTGTCCTGTGGATCAGTTCCAGTGATGTGATCCCGTTGATCCGGTGTCTGATGATGTAGTACACCTTGTCTCTGACAGGACTGAGAATCTGAATGAGGAGCTTCCGATCAAGAGCAGTGAGAATGTCCTCCTCGTGTTCTTTGTCTAACCATTCCAGGAAGGCTTCCAGTGCTTCCTCTTCGTCATCGCATCCGGCATCCGTGTGATAGGTTTCTCCGGCAATGCTGAAACCTGTCGAATTGATCTGCACAGAATTCAGCGGGATTTTCTGCATCTGCAGCCATCTCGCGTTAGTGAGTGGCTCAGCATTTTCTGCGATGTCCTGACTTTCCAGTGCTGCAACTCCTTTGCTGAGTGCTTCCTGTTTGATCTCTCGATCTGGATCTTCATAGCCTCTCGGCATATTTCTGCAATTTCTGGCCATTCCATTCAGAATGCCGATTGCTTCATTATTTTCCATGTTCTTCTCCTTGTTTCTGTTTCAGCGGGCAATCTGCCTGCCTCGTTTTTGCATGTTTACTCACAGCGAACTCTGATCCGGTAAGAAAGCAGAGCGCTGCATTTGGAATCAGATCTCCCTTGAATCTCTCCGTAAGGAAGGGGCAGTCTGCACAACTTTCCGGCATTACCTTGCAGGTTATTTCAAAGCCGTTCTCTTTCCATCCTATCAACATCTTCTCTCCCATTCCATATCCTCGAATTTCATGAATACTCCAAAAAACGTCTGCATTCTCTTACCTGAGTGCGTACCAAACAGCGGCTTGCGTCCTATGGCTTTCCACACCTTTTCGGCGGGAATATCGTGTTCAGACCATTTGAACACAAGCGTACCGTTTGGTGCCAGTACTCTCATTCCTTCTGCGAAGCCATCATGTAGCATTGACGGCCATGAAGCATCCAGTTTTCCGTACTTCTTAACCAGCCACGCGGTCTCTTTTGCCTGGATCAGATGCGGCGGGTCAAACAAAACAAGATTGAATGAATCGTTATTAAACGGAAGCTCCGTGAAATCACACTGCACGTCGGGATTGACAATTAGCTTTCGTTCGGATTTATCTGAACGCCAAACGTTATAGAGCGTTTCTTTCCGCTTATCGCAGTAGATAGTATGAGGCTCGTTTTTATCGAACCACATAGTCCGTGCTCCGCATGTCATATCAAGGATCTGCTTATTCATTGCTTATTTCACCACCACATTTTGAAACTTCTTGTAAGCATCCAGATACCACTCGTGTTTATCACCGTTGTATGTCAGCTCATAGTACATACCATCAAAAAGGGTTGAACTAAGCAGGTACTTCCAGTTCTGCAGAGTTTTGCACTTCCATACGGTAAATACTTGAAAGTCTGGCGTCGGGTCAGACTTATCCAGATGCTCCGTGATGTAATTCCTTACGATTTCAAGTGCTCTATCATCAAAATTAGTCATTTCTTCTTCCTCCCTTCTACTTCTCCATCCATCAGCGCCCCGCAGTTCGGGCAGTATCTGGTGCTAAGCCAGGAATGCATACTGCAGGAGCTGCATACGAAATCGGTTTCTCCGTTAATGTCATGCGGGGCGTTAATGATCCAGTGCGAATGTTTTACTGTCTCTGCTTTACTCCTCCGCATTTTGTCTATATCCTCCATGAATGCTGCATGCTGACATGCCGCAAAATGAATTTCTTTAGGGTCAAACAGTCTCATGCTTTGTCTCCTTTCATCCATGAATAAATTGCTATGATCAAAAGTATCACGATCAGCAGCCCAGCCGAAATCGCCAGTGTCCTGACGAACCACAAGATCATCCAGACCATGGCATGTAACAGTGCGAACACAACGCTGATCATCAGTTCGGCCTCCAGAGCTCGATAGTAATCTCCAGTCTCGGATTGTCCGAGTAGAACTTTGATGTTTCTTCATGAATAACCTGAGCGTCATCCTTGAATGCGATTGCATTGAGCGCATCTTTTACTTTTGAGACATTGTCAGTGTCCGGCTTCTTTGTCGGTCTGATCTGTCCTGAAAGAGCCTGTTGTCTCTTCTTGTTGGACCATGACTTCGGAATGCCGAAGTAGGCATCGAAGTACATGTTGATTGGTTCCTCTGTCGGCAGCCATTCCGGGAAGCTCTCACGGAAGGCGAGAGCAACAAGATTCTCATAGACCTGCGTCTGTTTGGGAGTGTAAGCGTGCCCCGTTCGCGTAACACGGGGACGCTGCTTACCTTTTGGCTCGCCAGGGACTGTGAACTTCAGTCTCCGGATAATCATCTGATTTCTCCGGTTTCCGGATCTTCAATATCATCGATTGATAACTGCTCAATCCCATGAGACAGGGCACTGCATGAATAAGGTGCTAACTTCGATACAATCGTGCTGGTGATCTTTACATCTCCATTATTTGGATCAGGCTCGAATGCAACATCGATGACAATGTGCCGTGCTTTCTTTGGATCTGATCTGATGTCGTTGATGTTATCCATCACTTTTTTCTTTTCATCCTGCAGAGCTCTCATCAGAGCATCTGTATCAATTTTGAAATTCTCATTTTTGTACTGCGTCATTTCTATTCCTCCTTTCAGAATAATTTTTGCTGCTCAGGTTCTTTGACATACGGATTTGGGCAATGCATCCAGCCGATGACCTTATGTCTTTGCGTTCCTGCATATCGTGTCCAGGTGCCGTCCGCTTGGATATAGTCAAAATCAACTTTGCGGTGCCCATCATTATATAGAATTGTCACTAGCACCTTGTCCTCTTCCTTGATTTCATCAACGGGAAGGGGAGGCAGTGTCTCTGGATATGGTCTCCATTTCAAGTCTGTCATTTCTAAACTCCTGTACGTTGTGAAAAAACTCTATTTTTCATAATCTGAAAATCTCATTAAGGTGTTGGGCGGCCGTGTCAATAAGGGTGTGGCGGGCCATAGCCACACCCTTGTTGCACAGCCTGACACCCTCATCTGCACGTCGTGAAGAAAATAAATGTATATTTATATAGACTTTTGCTTCACGTGAAAAACTCTTGACTTTTTCTTTCTTCACGGCAGATCAGCATTTAATGATGATTGCGGGTGCTGCTGCACCTTTTGAGCCGTCTTCTCTCTTTGCTTTGTAGATGCCTGATAAATCTTTCAACCTGTTCCAGATTGTCCTTTCTGAGACGTTCATATACTCTGCCATCATTTTGACTGTCACCGTTTCGTTTTCTTGTGACAAATTCTCAAACGCAATCTCGAACTCATTCTGACGTTTGTTCTGTCTTTCTTCGGGAGTCTTCTGTGCCATCTTGCCTTTTTTCCACATCGGCATATCTTCTTCAGGATCCAGATTTTCAAGTGCTCCTGTATGATCCACTTCATGGATCGGATATGAGAACCAGATGTTCGTCTCAGCAGGCTTCGGGAACTCTCGCAGCGTCATGTCAATTCTCCAGGCTGTCATTGTCTCGGCTTTTGCTTCTGCTTCATGGACGATATCCTGCAGCTGATTGTCCGAATATCTGTTTCCGAGGATCCTTCTCGTGTGCAGCATCATCTCCTTTCGCTTATATAGATCTTCTTGTGGTATCTTTTCAAATTCTGAAAGAGCATTCTTCTTAATCAGATTTCTGAGAGCTCTGCAGATTTCCATGTTCTTCTGACGATCAATCACTGAGTCATTCAACGGTAGCTCAATCATATCGATCATGGCATCCGGATCTCTGGCAAATACTCCAGATCCGGAAGCACGGTCCATAGATCTCTTCCCTCCCTGAGCCCCTTTGCTGTGGTGGTGGCAATAAATTACGGAACAGTTCAGCGATGTAGCAATTTTGTCAAATTGGTTCGTGAACTTGGCCATCTGCTCTGCAGAATTTTCATCTCCGGTGATCACTTTGTAGATCGGGTCGATCACGACTGCGATAAAGTTTTCTTTCGACGCTCTGCGGATCAGCTTCGGCGCCAGCTTGTCCATCGGCACGGATTTTCCTCTAAGGTTCCAGATCTCAATGTTTTTGATGTTATTCGGAGGAATATTCAGTGCATCATAAACATCCTTGAATCTGTGCAGGCAGCTTGCCCGATCAAGCTCCAGATTGACATATAAGATCTTCCCCTGAGCGCATTGCCATGAAAGCCATTTTCTGCCTTCTGCGATAGCGATGCATAGTTCTATCAGAGAGAATGATTTTCCTGCCTTAGATGGGCCCGCAAGCAGCATCTTGTGTCCCTGACGAAGTACGCCCTCAATCAATGGCTGCGCCAGATCCGGCATGTCGTTCCATTCTGAAGCAAGATTCTCAGGATCCGGCAGATCGTCATTGATTGATTCGATGTATTCCGTCCATGCATCCCAGGAGGGCTGCCCGATATTCGTTGCAATCAGGAACTGCTTCTTTTTCCCTCGCCAGAATCCTGGCATTCGTGATAGCCTGCTAGGGTTCTTAGCGCTTGGATCCACATCAAGACCGTTCTGCTTGCAGATTTTATATAGGTAGTCAACATGACGGCTGTATTCTTTCTCATTGTTGGCATCTACACGAACAATCGCATGAAGCGACTTGTTTCCGGAGTGTACCAGAGCGGCGATCGGAAGCTGAAGCTCTGTCATGATTGCGTACTGCATGTCGATTGCATTAGTGTCTGATTCTACTAGTGCATACCGATAGTCAGTAATGTTCCCGATTTTTCCGCCTTGCCCATCCATCGGATTGAAAGAAATCCATGCCCCGCATTCGTGATCGTAGTCGTAAAATACGTCTTCGATTTTCTGCGCGGAATCAAGTTCTTCCAGAAGTCTTCCGGCTGTCCGGTCATAAGTTCTTTTCCCTGGATGATACTTTCCTTTATCGTCTTTGAAACAGGACGTACAGTAGGAAACATGATCATCTGGCTCGAATACCGCAGAAATGTAATTTCGGATGTCTGCGATTTGATCCCAATTAGCACCTGGCTCTGGGACTTCTTTGGAGTCGATCATGTCTCGGTCAAGAAACTGATAGTCTGAGAGATTTACAATCTCATCGTCCAGAATTTCTCTTCCGTGCTCACCGGACGAATTACTGTATCCTCGCTCAATTGCCATCTTGAACAAAGTATTTTCCGTGATTCCTGAGCTCTGGAATGATTCCCATTTTTTGAAGCATCCGCCATCGTAACGTTCCGGGTCTCTGCGGCTCCATTCATCCCATAGCTCGCACGATGCACCGGCTGCTTTGATGGCCATGCCAATCTGCATCCAATCTCCATATGACAGAGAAGCTGGATTGATATATTCAAGCGCTGCTCTTAATTCCTTTTCATCTGTCATAAGGTTGCTCCAGGAGTATAGGTTGAGGGCACGACGCCTTCAGGAATACGCCAGTTGTTATAGCTGATTCGACTAATCATCTTATTAGCAGCATCAAATTGCCATGTTCCGACGTGCTGGAATCCTCTGCTTTCCAGAAAACGAATTTGCTTAGGTGTAGCCAGTCCTTCCATCCGTCTTTTCTCCAGCTTATGCAGAATCAGTTCAGCTTTTCCTGCACATTCGATTTCATCCGGGAATATTCCGTAACGCTCAAGAGCTTCAAGCTGTTTCTGAGTAACCGGTCCCATTTCCCATCCGAGTGATGGCTCATAAGACGCGAGATCTTCAGCCTGGATGCTCATTTCAAATTGCAGCGGGTCCACCAGCTTGCGCTTCCGTTTCCGCATTGCTTCAAGCTGTTTCGCCAGAGATGCTTCACGCTGCTGCATAACATCTGTGGCAGCTTCCTGCTCGGCTTCTTCAATGTCGAACATTTCTCCTGCAGCTTCTTCCAGATTCTTAGTCATCTGCTTCGAAACTTCATCATTCGCGCAGATGATATCAGCCGGTCGGCAAAGTTCATGCTTTTCTGTCATCCACAGAAAATCTAGGATCAGAAGATTTTCTTTTCCTTTGCAGATTCGTGTGCCTCTTCCCACCATCTGGCAATAGAGAGATCTAACTTTCGTAGGGCGCAGGCATACAACGCAATCGACATCCGGGCAATCCCAGCCTTCCGTCAGCAGCATGCTGTTGCAAATTACGTTGTATTTACCAGCAGCAAAGTCCTTCAGAACCTGTTCCCTGTTATCAGACTGCCCATTTACTTCGGCAGCTTTAAATCCTTTTGAATTCAGAATATTTTGAAATTTCTGAGAGGTGGCAATCAAAGGTAGAAACACAACTGTTTTCCTGTCCTGACAATATTTCTTCATTTCTTCCGCGATCTGATCCAGGTACGGATCCAAAGCTGTATCAATGGATCCAGGTGTATAGTCTCCTGCCTGCGTCTTCAGACTTGTCATATCCAGCTGCAGCGGAACGGTCTGCGCAACGATCTTACAAAGATATCCGTCTTTGATTGCTTGGACGATCGAGTATTCATAAGCCAAGGATTCAAACACTTCTCCAAGGTGACGCTGGTCTCCCCGATCCGGGGTAGCAGTAACTCCCAGGACATTTGCATCGCTGAAATGATCAATGATGCGTCGATATCCATCTGTAATTGCATGATGCGCTTCGTCTATGATGATTGTTCCATAGTAGTTCGGGTCAAATCGATCAAGCCGGTTTTCACGTTGCAGAGACTGAACGGATCCGACTGTGACACGATTCCATGTCCCCAGTGCCGTCTGATCTGCCTTCTCAATCGATGATTTCAAGCCGGTCATCTTGTATAGTTTGTCAGCTGCCTGATCAAGTAATTCCCCGCGGTGTGCGAGGATCAGAACTCTGTTTCCAGCTCTTACCTGATCCTCTGCTATCTTGGAAAAAACAACTGTCTTTCCTGTACCTGTAGGAAGGACCAGCAGAGTCCTTTTCGTTCCGCTGGCCCATTCATTTTCAATCGCTTCTCGTGCCGCCTCCTGATATGGGCGGAGCTGTGTCATTTCTTCCAGCTCCCCCAATTGTTATTGGATGCAGTTTCTTCTTTCGGATACAGCTTGGAAATCTTCATAGAAGTCCCATCTGTCCCGTCTTTCTTTTTGTAATTTTCATGCTTGATCTGGAGTTTTCCGGTCTTTCCGATGTGATGATCCTTGGTCCAGTCGAAATGAATCGGATCCCCTTTCTTATGCAGGCCAATTGAATCATAATACTGAGCAATCATGCCAAGGCACCCGCGTGAATTCCACATGTAGAGATTGAAGTTTTCAATGTCGACATTGGATCCATCTTCCGGATTTTTAACGCGGAACACCGGATTGACCTGTTTGCAGTTTCCGACTTTGCCACCGACATCCTGATGCCGGCTTTCCTTCAGATCCACAATTGTGAACTCATAATCTCCTTCTGGAAGGAGAACATAATTTCCTCGATCATAATCTCCAAGATCAGCTGCGGAGAAGACAGCAGAATCATTCAGTTCTCCGCCAGACGGCATGTTTTGATTGTTCGTATAGTATTCCATTTTCTATTCCTCCTCAGAATGGTAAATTTCGCTGTTCAATGATGCTATTCATGACTGCTTTCCAGTTAGGTACAAGGAACCCAAGATAATAATCCTTGTCATACTGGTCAATCGGCATATCACGCGGGAAGTGCCCCTGATCCCCTACGACTGCCATCAGTTCCTCAGGATGTACGTTATCTGCTTTCATCAGATCAGTAAGCTCTTTTGGCAGATGAGACATCACAGCTTCTTCTTCCTGAGTGTATGGTACTGGCATCCATCCGCTGTTCAGATCCAGAACAGGTTCTGCAGGTTTCTGCTCAGTCTGGTTTTCTTTTACCGGTTCCTGTTTTTTCTCAAATAACTGAGCGATTGAGTTGAATTCAAACGGGAGTTTATCCGGCATTCCGAAACGATTCTTTGCATCCCAAGCAGCTGTATGCGTGGTGTACATGACACGCTGGTTACCCGAGGCATATTTCTTTTTTGTCTTTGGATCCTCGGTGATATATGTTTCGTAGTTAGCAAATAGCAGAACATCAGCCCATTCCTTAACTAAGCCGGAAATGCTGCACTTCGGAGTGTCAATCAATTTCAGCTCATAGCGGTCATACTGCCCCATTTCATCCGGCTTTGTGAATGTTCGGATGGTAGAGTGAGCAACCAGAACCACATTTACGCCTTTATCAACCAGATCATTCAGCAGATTCAGGAGATGTCCGAATTCTTCTTTGACGTAGGAATATCCTTTCCCGTATCCGAAATCTTCAATTCCTTTGACCTGATTCTTCTCGCACACAGAAACAACACAGAGCTGCTGCGCCCAGTCAACGGTGTCAATTACAAGAGTGCCGATGTCCGATGGATTGCTGATTGTCTGCTCAACCTCCGAGAGAAGCATCTCCCATGTCGATGGAGTAGGATATCTGGCAACATCCATCTGATTTGTGGACCCTTCGGTATCAATAAACACTGCTCCAGGAAACTGGCTTGCGAATGTACTCTTTCCGATTCCCTCGATTCCGTAGATGCATACACGCATGGCTTTTTCAATTTTTCCTCTGCTTATCTCAAACATGATTTATTTTTCCTTCCAGCCCCATTTCTGAGCCGCCTGAGCGGGCTTTTCGGATGGCTCCGGTGTCTTTATCAGCTCAGCTGGTTTGACTTCTGTAGCGGCTGTTTTGACGCCATTCTTGATGCTGTAGCCATCCTCGATGTAGATGCTGCACTCATCGCCGGTGCTTACTCTGGTGGCGATAGCCTGAAGACCTTCTTTCTGGAGCCATGCTCCGAATTCATTCATTGTGTCAACGTCCATCTGCTCCAGCTTGTCCAGCAGGACAAATCCGCATTTCGGATTGAGCTCTCGAACGATAGCAGTGGCAACGATCATTTGCTGAGAGCTAGACATGCCATCCCATTTCTGGCCTTTATATGTCAGCTCTCCGTGATCAACGGAAAGACCAGGAAGTGGCATTTTGGCATTATCCAGAAGCTTCATACGATCCTCACGGACTGTTTCAATCTCTTTTGTCAGGGCGTCATACTGCCTCTGGTACTCGGAGGCTTCATCCTCTGCTTTCTGTTTGTTCAGATTGTCCCGGACTTTAGCATTGATCGAATCAATATGAGAAATGTTCTCCTCCAGTTCAACTGTAGATTCATCTTTCAGTTGCTCAATGGTTTTGGAACCTTCTGCAATCTTGTTATCCAGATCTTGCAGATCATCCATCAACGCATCACGCTTTTTCTGAAGTTCTTTGATCTGATCGTCGATCCGATCAAGTTCCCAGCGTTTAGCGTTGCACTGTTTCTTGAGATCATCCAGATTATTGCGCTGTCTCTGGTTTTCACCGTTACGCGCTAATATATCCTGCTGTTTCTGAATTAGTTCACTCGCCGAGACGATTTCTTCAGGAACTCCATCCCACTGCGGCATCTCATCGGCATATTTCTTTTTCTGATCTGCAATTCTTCCGATTTCAGTGCGACGATTATATGCAGCACTTTCCTTGTTATCGAATTCCGCCAGCTGATCACCCACTCCGATGATCTGTAACAATGTGCTTGCTTTCTCTTTTGGACTTGCTTCGATGAACTTCGGCATGTCCAGCGCAAAGGTAGAAATGAAACTGCTGAGAAGTTTCTGACCGGCTTTCTTTCCGGTTGAGTCTGTGACCTTCAGAGTGCCATTCCTCCCAGAACGCTCAACGACAATCCCATTGTTGAGCTCGATGTGGATATGCGGATCCACCATGGATCCTTCTCTCTTTACCTGTGAGGGCTTGTACTTGTCTCCGCCGAGTGCCCACACAATGGCATCCAGTACGCTTGTTTTGCCCTGATTGTTCTTGCCGCCGATCACGGTCAGTCCGTTCTCGGTAGGTTCCAGCTTCACGGCCTTTACTCGCTTCACGTTTTCAAGCTCAAGACTCGTGATTTTTACTGATTCATCCATTTGATTTTCTTCTCCTTTTTTTGATTTCAGCAACCAGCATCATGCAAAGCACGAACAGCTATGACGATGTAAGTTTTCGGGGGAGGGTATCATCAATGCCTTTCAGAAGGAATCCTGCCTGCTCATACAGGATTTTGAGTACTGAATTATTAGTCTGCTCATGCTCTGCATGATACCGGCTGCTGTTTGATCTCTTTTAGATTCGGCTCACAATGTCGAGGACCATTGCCTGATAGCTGTCACCTTCAACATTGATCGTCTTTTCTGTGTCGTTGTCATAGACAACATGTGCCACATCATCCATGGCCATTGCTGCAGTTTCATCTGCATGTTCCATCTGGATCTTTGTTTCAATCATCTTCTTCACGCACCTTTCCAATGATTCCCTCTTCTTCGAGGTAGGGGATCAGACAGTCACTGCAGACCATGTTCCCGTCTACATCGTGCAGATCTTCTGGATCACACTCTTCACCGCATACGTCGCAGGTGTAGACCTTCACGTCCTTGTGCGGGCACGCTGATCCGAGGCATCCGCGATCGGAAGGGCATCCAACACAGTCATCTTCATGTCTGATCGCCATGTTCTTCTTTCTCCTTTCTTTCTCTGTATTTCTTCTGATTGATATTCACTAAATGGATCCAGTTTTCACAGTAGGCGATGCGCTGGTGCAGCTTTAGGAAGTCCTTCCGTCTCTGATCAGCTTCCTTCTTCATATCTTCTGAAGCATTTTTCTGAACTGCTTCCAGTGCTCTCTTGAACTGTTCGCTTTCAAGATCCATGTTATTGAACTTTTTCCATGTCTTATCCTTTGCAATGTCCAGAATGTTGAGCCTGTAATAGATCTGATCGAGATCATCACAGATCCAGGCGAGCTTCACACAGATGACGAACACTGCAATGAACAGAATCAGAATTGCCCATTTCATTCGTCAGAACCTCCGGCATTGTCCAGGCTCCGGATAGCATCAATGATGGTGCCTTTCTGGATCCGGATGAATGCATCCTTTTCTTCGTTCTTCATGTAATAGATGTGATGATCATCGAACCGCTTGACTCTGATTGGCTTTCCTCTGTGGAAGGATCCGTCGTACCAGTTGGTTGAGTAGTCCTCACGAATGCATACCTTGAAGAATTCCAGCGTCTTGTATCTGAGCCGCTCGATTCTTACCAGCGGAACTGCGTCGTTCGTTTCAGCGGCAACGGTCCAGTTTTTCGGATCGTCCACGTAGTTCTTTCGCTGCGTGTCATTTCTTAATGTTTCAGGCATCAAAGTGTCTATCTCCTTTCTCATCTGCAACTCTGTGAGCTGCTTCGTTTGCAATGGTTATCGCCTGATCAAAGCAGTAGGTGGCCTTCTCGTCCTTGAGGATTGTTCCAAGCAGCATGCAGAATTCTTCAATCAGTGTGTCCGTATCTCCTCTGACGATTGCTTCTCTCTTCTGAGTCTTGGCATTCACGGCAACGACGATCATTCTGCATTCACCCACCTTCCGCCTGCATGGCCATAGACCTCAATTCTCGGATCACCTTCCGGCAGATATCTGACAAGCGAGGGATCTTCCTGCAGCTCTGCGTCTGTAGGCGGGTACTGCTTCAGCGAGTAGTCAACTACTCCCAGAATGAAGGCATACATCATGCCCATGACAAGCAGGGCTGACCCCACAACGATCATCACGACTCTTCCCCATCTGATTCTTGGCTTTGTTCTCATGTTTTCTTCCTCTCTTTTTCGGTTAAAATGAGAGTGACTTTGTTATCCAAGTCACTGAGCGCTTCTGGTCTTGGCGGACGTTGCGCTCTCTTTTTTTGTTTCTTCTTTCTCTTCGAGTGTCATCATGTAAATGAACTCAATGAGATCCTCTTTCTGGCTCTGAGGGATTGCCTCGATCTGAGTCATAACTCCTGCAGGCTGTTGAGATACATCTTGTAGGCGACTGTCCCGGTGAATCCTCCGAAGGAAACTTCCGGCTCCCAGTTTTCGATGTATTTCATTGTTTCTTCAAAGTCCTGCTTGCGTGTGTCGTAGTAAGGCGTTCCGAGTCTTGACTTGTTTCTCGCATCCGTATAGCAGCGGCTGCAGAACTTTCCGAAGTACTTCTTGTAGTCCAGCATGGACTTCTCTGATACCACTCCCTTCGAGTGTTCGATTCCGAGTATGTAGAAACATCTGGAATGGATGGCCAACTTCAGTCTTCTGCTGTCTGAGATGCTGATCCGCTCTCTTTCCTCCCATCCATCCATTCGTGCGTCCAGCTTCTCAATGGCCTGATCTGTGGTGTCCATGTGGTTCTTCAGATCATTGAATCCTGCGACCAGGACTCCCATCTGACTGGCAACTGCCTGCACATTTAGTGCTGTCTGCTCGACAATCGCTTCGAGACTGGTGCTGCTTCCTTTCTTTTCAAGTTCGTTCATGACAATTTCTTCTCCTTTCTGTCATCTGAGACGATCTCGTATAGGTTTTGTGCGAATGCCAGGAGATTCATTGACTGCACCTTCAGGTCTGCTGTGTAGTGATCAGCGACTGAAGCTCTGCGATCAATGCCCCAGGCATGACCAGAGTAATTCTTTAGAAACTCAATGATTCCTGCTGTGAGGTAGTCCATATCTTTCTGAGCCTGCTGATCAAGAGCAACCTCAGTCTTTCCGGATTCCTTGTACTTTCGCTCCCACTCAGCAGCTTCTTCCTGGAACTTCTTTCTTTCTGCTGCAAGGCGGACATTGTCTTTCTTGATTGCGTCGTAGTCATCCGGCACCACTTCAATAATCTTCTGGATGATCGTAGGATTCTGCTTCTCCGCTTGAAATGCGTCGTTCATACTCAGATAGGCTTTCCTCATCTGATCTCTTTCTTTGCTTAGATCCTGGATTTCCTTAATGTAGGAAGCATTTCTCTTGCTGGCTTCGTTCAGCAGGATCTTCAGATCCTCGTTTGTTGAAAATTCTCCAGTCATTTTTGCAAGCTTGCTCAGCAATGCTCTCTGTTCTTCAGTGCTGAGTTTCCGGGCAATTGCTGCAGCCGTCGTGACAGTGACTTTCCCGGTTTCAACCAGGCTGGACAATTCCGGGATCAGGTTAGTCAGAGACTTGTAGCGCTTCAGCTGATCTACTGAGATGCCGATCTCGTTTGCAAGCATTTCTTGATTTTTCAAAGGTGCATTTTGCACTCTTGAACCTCCATGGGAGATTCCTTCGATCCGTTCAAGCTCGCGAATGCACCGTCCAAGTTTTACGCTGTTCGGGTTTCCGATCCCGCGCTGCTTGATGTTGGTTTCGATCAGCTGCTTGAGCTGCTCATCCTCGGTGTCGAACTTGCGGATATCGCATAAGACTTTATCGATCCCGAGTTCCTTGCATGCTCTGACACGTTGGTGACCTGAGATAATTACTAGATCTGTGGTGACAATCACCGGCTCAATTACTCCGGATGACTTGATCGACTTCTTGAACTCTTCCCACTGAGGCCCGGTCAGATCATCAAAGAAGTAATCATTCTTCGGAAATGGCTTCAGCTTTGATACTTCAATCAGTTCCATGAGTTTTCCTTTTTCCATCCGAGCTCTTTACGGATTTTTTCTGAAATTGTTGAGATGCTGCGGAAGAGTTCAAGATATGTTTCTTCAGGAAGCGAATCCCTTGAGCTCCACAAAAACGATCTGATAGATATCGGTCTTTCATAAATCTCCTTTTCTGAGGCGTATGATTTGATTGATCTTCCTAGGATCTGCCAGCGTGCCTCAGTGCGTTGGCACTTTTTAGTTTTCTAAACTGCTAAGGTAAAAAAATAATGATTGATCTGATTATCCGGAATATCAAGGATCTGACAAGCCTTGAAAATATCTTCTTGGCTGAATCCTGCTTTTCCTGATAACTTTGAGCTTAAAGATGCCTCGCTCATTCCCATTTTGTCAGCAAAAACCTTATTACGCCCACATACTTCAATGATTCTTCCACGTAATGCGTTATAAGAAAACTGCAGACTATTATGGTTAACATCTTTTTCTTGTAATTCGCTCATGTTTGTATCTCCTTTCTTTAAAGGTTTCGTTTTCTAAACCTTACGCCATAATGATACAGCACAAAATCAAAAATTCAATAACATTTTTTAGTTTTCTTGAATATTATTTATTTTTCTAAAATTTTCTCCTATAATCCAGTTAGGAGATAAAGACCATGGAAAACGACATATTTATAAGAAGATTGAAGATGGCTATTGATAAAAGCGGTCTATCACAAACAGATATATGTGAACGTACTGGAATCACAAAAGGCGCGCTTTCCAGCTACCTAAATGGTCGGTATGCTCCAAAAAACGATAATACATATAAACTGGCAAAAACGTTACATGTTAATCCATCATGGCTGATCGGCGCTAACGTCCCTATGTATTGGGATGACAGCAAAGACATTAGTGAGGAAGATCAAACTATTCTCAATGCTTATCATGCTGCCGATCCATCTACTCAGAAAGCTATTCGTATCATGTTACATTTGGAAAAATAGGAGGAAAATGAACATGAAAAGGAATTATTACGATTTTAATGAAGTGAAAAGAATTACATCTGCCAAAAAGATCAAAGATAGTGCAGTGCTATCTGAAGATCGAACACCTGGCCATGAATCTGCTGTGATTCAAGGCAGTTCAGACACTCCATATGAGGTAACGCTGGATGGATGTACATGTGTTGACTTTGCAATGAATAATAAGCCATGTAAACACATGTATAAACTGATGCTTGACTGTGGCCTTCTGGATGTTCATGAGCCAAAGCCGGTGCAGGATCGCACTTTTGATTTCGCTGCAGAAATCGATCATTTCGAAAAACTGTATCTTGCTGGTGAGATTGATCATGATACTTTTATCAAAGTTTGTTCAGCTCTCCCTGAGTTGAAGAAAAAGAGAAAGAAAGATAGGACCTTTGATCCAGCTACTGAGATTGAACGCTACAAGAATTTATACATTGATGGCGAACTTGATGATGATACTTACGTCAAAGTATGCTTGGCACTTGCTAAGATGAAATAAAAAATTGAAATAAAGCCATAGCCTACCCATATTCCATCCCCAGTTCACCCCTATTGACTTGGGAAACCTGTGGGAGATATGTGGGACATTTGGGAAAAGCACCGGGAAAACATAGGCAAAACAACGGCAAAGACAAATCAGTACCTAATGTGGTACCTGCGGTACCTGATTTCAGCCGTTTTTGTCTTGACTTGTACCTAACCGAGCCTCGTAATAACCTCGCAATAAAAAAGCAGCCATCTGCCCTCGGAAAAGAACAATGATGGCTGCATTTCAGCAATACACGTCAGCATGCTTTTTATCGATTTTCTTACGTGCTTTTGCTACTTAAGTATATCAAACAGGAGAAACTATGTCAGATCTTGAATTAACACCTGCAGTAATATACGCCCGCTTCTCTTCCAGTGGCCAGCGTGAGGAATCAATCACCGGACAGTTGAGAGACTGCAAAGCCTATGCCGATCGTGCCGGTTTCAAGATTGTCAATACCTATGAGGACCGTGCCAAGACTGGCACCAACGACAACAGGCCGGCCTTCCAGCAGATGATCAGCGACTCCGCCAATAAACAATTCCAGGCTATCATTGTGTGGAAGCTAGACAGATTCTCCCGTGATAAGTACGACGCTGCCATGTACAAGCACATTCTCGGAAAGAACGGAGTCCGTGTGATCTCAGCAATGGAGCCGATCAGTCCGACACCTGAAGGAGTGATCATGGAGTCCATGCTTGAGGGAATGGCTCAATACTACTCAATGGATCTCAGCCTCAAGGTCAAAAGAGGCAACAGGGAGAGTGCAATGGAACACAAGACAGTGGGTATGAGGATGCTTGGGTATAAGCCGGATCAGGCAGACCACTTCATGATTGATCCGGACACCGCTCCGATCGTCAAGCGGATCTTCACCGAATACGCCTCCGGAAAGAAGATCAAGGACATCATCGAAGGTCTCAACAATGACGGGCTCAGAACACTGAGAGGCAAGGAGTGGAGCCGGACGTCTTTGCAGCATATTCTCCGGAATGAGAGATACGCAGGCGTCTACATTTTTGGAGACTACAGAGAAGAAGGTGCGATGCCTGCGATCATCAGCCGGGATCTGTGGAATCAGTGTCAGAAGACGATCAAGAAGAACAGAATAGCTCCAGCTGCTTCCAGGTCCACAAAGTACCTGCTCACTGGAAAGATCTTCTGTGGTCTCTGTGGTTCTCCCATGATCGGAGTCTCAGCCACCGGAAAACTGAAGAAGAAGTACTACTACTATCAGGACACAAAGAGAAACGACAAGGACTGCCGCATGAAGCGGATCAGCAAAGACCGGATCGAGGACGCTGTGGTCTCTTTTCTGGTCGAGAAGGTCAACGATGACAAGTTCATTAGTGAGATCGCTGATCTGGTCATCCAATACCAGGAACAAAAAAAAGAGGACCACTCCGAAGAGCAGTCCTTGAAGACTCAGCTGGATGATGTAGATAAGAGACTGCACAACCTTGAGGAGGCTGTGGAGCATGGCATCTTCAATGACACCACTCAGCAGCGCATGGTTGATCTGCAGAAGCGGAAGGAAGATCTGGAGGAGGCAATTGTCAGAGCGCAGGTCACAAAGCCTGCAGGAATCACACGTGACGATGTGATCACAGTCATGAAGCACATGAGAGGAGATCCGTCTGATCCGCGTTACCGTGAGAAGATGGTCAGCATCTTTCTGAATGCCGTCTACGTTTACCCGGACGATAATAAGCTCGTGATCTCGATCAACTTCCAGGGCACGAAGGGAGAGCCGATCAGCTATGAGACCGCGCTGAATGTCTATGATGAAAGTGTTCGTGTTTCGCACACTGTGGCTCACCATTATAGTTTGTAGAAACCGCATAACAATGCGGTTTTCTTTATGTTATAGGCAATTCGTAGAATAATTCGTAGACTTTTACTCTTTATACTGTCTGTTCAGGAAAGCGGTCACAACATCAACATCAGGAGCGGTGGCATACCAGTTTGCAGACATGTTTTCGCTCTCGTGGCCCATCTGCTGTTTAGTGACTACCGCACTCACACTATGGCTGTAGTTATCAGCGGATAATGCTTTGCGCATCAGCTCAGCATAGACGTCTTCCTTATGTCCAGTATCTTTCCACCACTTGTGCTTCACCCTGTTCATGAAATCGGAGTAAACAGTTGAACTGATCAAATTACCATCGTAGTCTGCAAAGACGATATCATACTTGGAATACGCAAGAATCTCTCTCAGGAGATCTGCACCTTCCTTGCCTAAGTAAACCCATCTCTGGGACTCTTCTGTTTTCGTGTCACGCAAAGCGATTTCCTCGGTTATTGTCGAGCCAACCGCTTTATCAATTGCAATACGTGCACCTTCTACATTCTCAATCTTCCCTGTCTCTGGGTTCTTATATGGCAGATCCCGGAATTGAATACAGTCACGGGTAATCGCTCTGACTTCCTGCGGCCTCACTCCGATGTAACGGTTTAGCCTGAGAGCGTAGATCATAATGTCCCTGTTGTAAATCAGTTTCTTCTCATCATCCAGATAGTTCCCGTAGTTTGCAGCATATTTGCAAAATTCATCAAACACATCCTGTGTGACATTCTGCTCGCCTTTCTTAGAGCGTTTTGTCTTCTTATTACAAGGCGGCATCTCCACTCTTGAGCAGTCCTTTACCGGAATATCAAGCGTATCAATTGCCACATCATAAATACGTTTCCAGACGGTTTTGATATTACTAACATGCTGCCTGACACAGGTTTCAGCAGCTTCATTCAAGGTTGACGAAACATCAAGCTTCGTGATTTCCGAAATTTTGACATTTCCATACTTGGGCTTAATCCACTTGCTATAAATCTTTTCATACTTTGTGTTACTGCCCTTGCGCTTCTTGAACTGCACCAATGTCATTTCAAAAACTTCGTCTACAGTTGGAATCGACTTCTTTGCCTTCACCGATTCATTCGCAGCCAGTTTTCCAAGAATCCGATCACGTTCCTTGATCGCATCCCGTTTGCATGCCCCTTCTGTTTTATAGTCTTTTACGGGAAAGCTCTTGTTGTATTTCGTCCCATCGGGAAGAGGCAGCAGAACGACATACGCGGTAACTTCATTTTCATGCCCTTTCCGCGTCGATTTGCGGGCAATAATATATTTTTCGCTATTCATGTATTACATATCCTTTTCTTGCACCTCCCGGTGCATTAAGCACCTAGAATCGTTCATCTGGGCATAAGAATGCCCGCCATTAGAATACAGCGGGCAGAAGGAAGATTGGAAATTTTACTGCTGAAGAAATTTCTTTACGACTCCTTCAGGGGTCAAATCTTTGATGTTATTCAGATCCTTCCCATGGGTTACCGTGAGAAAGTCCTGAATATCGCTATCATAATACAGCCAGCGCTTTCCGTACCGAGTTCCCTTCAGCAGCCCGGACTTCCGCAGTGTAGTTACGTAATGCGTGCTGCAGTGCAGAAGCTGTGCGACTTCCTTTGTTTCCAGAAATGAATTGATTCTAGCCATGCTCTTTTTCCTTCCTAGTCGCAAAGACGTTCTTGATTCCATGATCCTGATAGTATTGCCCATGCACCGCTAGCCAATGAGTAACCGACCATGTTGGTGAGTACTGCTCTAATTTATCCGCGAGATATCGTGTGAAAAGTGTTAGGGCTTCTGGATCAAATTGTTTTGCTTTGTATAAAAACGGCATTAATCCTGATTTTTCCACCAGATACCCGAGTGACTCATCGAGCGAAAAATCTTGATATTTTGCGTCGGTATAGTAATAATCCGAAGGCTCCGTTGCTGCTGATCTCAATAATGCCGTAATCTTGTGATCAGCCCCATTCTCATCAACCAGCGTATATTTATTCAGCATGCATGCAGATATCAGAGAGACTAGTTCGCTGCGTGAATTCATCATTAACAGTCTCTGTGTGATGTCATGTGCATATGCACCTCGAATGCTGTTTTCCATCCGTATCCAATCCTTACAGTTGATAGCTTCATCAAAATGAATACCATGCTGCTGAATCTGCTCTTTCCGCTTGTTGTAGATCCGGAGGAATGTTGTCACGTTTGCTTTCTTACTGCCAACGTAGATCGTATCGACAATACCTGCATCGGTATAAAATGCGATCTTAGAAGTATTCTTTTTTCCAGTACTGTGTTCGAAGTGAATATGATTATCTTTCAGCTCCACATTCAACTCATTGACCGACAGGCCCTCATTAATGAAATCCGAACAAAAATCGATGCGTGACAATCTCACAATGTAGTTTTTTTGAAAATCAGCACTCAGTATCTGTAAAATTTGGAACACCTCAATTTGCGTTCCTGTCAACTCACTGTATCGGCTACAGTAATATGCCAGTGACTGTGCAGAGAATTTTACTGCGACGCCCATATTCCAGTATGCTTCGTGATAACAGATGCGAAAGTAAAACGGATGGTTTCCATAGCTGTATCCAATTGAGTAACCAGCGATATTAGACTGTTCTGACGTGCATTTTGGGCCAAAGATCTGAATAAGCTGCAAATCTAACTCGGTTCTGTTAATGATTCTATACGCAATCCATTCCCAGTCCGTTGTGCCAAGAACAGCCTTTTCTGCCAGCAGAATCACAATTGTGAGTTCATCCACACTCAGCCTTACCATGGTTATCCTTATTTATCGGGCGGGGGTCATTACATGCCCCCCGCGCAATATGTGAAGCAAGTTCGAAAGCACTGGCAAGATTGAAATCCAGCGTAGGGATAGTAACAAGTTTAGGAGTATTGGCATATCCGGCATCGGTATATACCCCTTCTCCGATCCGGTAGTTGTGTTTCGGTATTTCCACCCCTGTGCCAAATGCGGTCGTATACGTAGTGTCTTCCGCATTTCCCAATACCACCTTGAGAGTCAGAGAGTCTCGCAACATGGTTGGAAGTGTGCTCGCATCCGACTTTTGCATGACGATGATGATGAAGAAACCAAGCTGTGCGCCCATCAACACAATATCCCTAAGATCTGCCATTACCTCATCGCGTGTTGCCTTCGGATAGGTCTGCAGGGCTCCCATAAATGCTGCAAATTCATCAAAAATGAATATGCTTGGTGATAACTCAAATGTGCGATAGTCAGCATCAATTTGTTTTTTCAGCAAATCTGCCAGCTCTGAAGAACGATTCATCATACTCGAATGGAAATTATCGAGTTCTACGATGATGTCTTCAATCGTCACTGCATTATGCTGGGCGCCAATTGCATTGCCGACTGCCCAGAGACTCGATCTTTTTGGATCTGCAAGATATAGTTCATAATGAACTGGCTTCTGCAGCATTTCCAAAATCAATTCATACAACATGTACGTTTTGCCAGATCGAGTTGCCCCGACTATCAGCATATGCTGGAGTTTAGTATTCAGGCGCTCATCGATTCGCAACTTGTACCAGTCTGGCAAATTAGCGTAATCCCAGAAATCTGCATAGCAGTGAAGAACCAGCGGTTGAAACACCTCATAATCGTAGATTTCATAAATGTACCAATTCTGGTCATCCGACAGATACCATCGTTCGACTATATACTGTCCGAGAGCTGAGGCCATATTGACCGTTTCAAGCGAACTGTCATAGTGCGGAGAATTCCGTATTCGCAGGGTCCCTGTTGTCAGATCGCCATTGAAATCCAGTTCTATCGCCGCAGGATGAGCAAAACCAAGGAAGTCTGCTTCGTAGTATCCAGCATCAAGAAGTGCGCGACGCAACCGGCTTGTTACCCGATGATACGCGTTGCCATACTTCAGCCCGCGATAGTAACGATTCTGGTAAAGGAACAAGATAAGTTCAGAAGCTGCAATTGCAAGTGCCAAAATGACACAAGCAGTGGACAGCGCTGGAATAGAGTTGCTTCCAGCGCCATCAGTCCTGCTCAGAGAGACACACAGCATCGCAATTGCCATCAATCCTGCCACGGAAAACATACCTGCAAACAGAACCGCATTATGAATCGCAATCACATGCCGTTTCATCACTTATTCTTATCCTCCAGCTTGGTATAGCCCTTGAAGCGCAGAATGACGCTGTAATCCATTACATACGAATGATCAGGGTCATAGTCTACGAGTGCAACCAGATCGCCTTTTTTCAGATCTGCATGTGTCTGGCCGTTCAGAATCGTAACGTCGAATGTCTCAAAAACGTTATTATCACGCGGCAGGCCAGTATTCTTATCCACTCCGTAATCCAGCGAATCATGCAGGATCATCAGCGTCAGTGTTGTGCCCCGCGTTCCGGCCGTTCCCTTTTTGTCCATATAAGGTGTCTGCGATACCATACGGTATTCGTTCCCTGTTGCCTTAAGAAAGGTGTCAACATCAAATGTCTTTTTGACCAATAAGTAAATGTTTTTCATAGTATTGTCTTCTAAATCTTCGAAGCTAAGGAATAGGCCATTCCAGTAAAACGAACAACCTTTCCTACGTTATTCAGTGAGAAACCGGAAGCCAAGGTTGGCTTGCTCTGACCGGTATTGAGCCTGCGTGCCTTTGCTTTCCGGTGATGTGCCGGAGACTATGATTGAGTGCGTTCTTCCCGGTGTAAACTCACTCTTTTCATGGCTTCCGGCGATGATTCGGAAGCTGGGGACCACCTTGCTCCGGCATACTCTGGGACTGCTCTTCCTTTGTTTTCCGACAAGACACCGGAAGCTTAGGATCCGCTTGCTCTCACCGGTACTGAGCTTGTTTCTCCCTCGCATTCAGGCGAATCATCGGAAGTTTGGGGTCGGCCAGCTCTGAGTGGTCAGAACTCGTTGCTCTTTCGCTTCCTGCCAATAACTTAGCATTGGCATCTCAAAATCATTCCCGCATGCGGGAATAGCTTTAATTGCACTAAAAAAGGAGAGCTTAGCCCTCCTTCTTAGCAAGCATACTGCGAATCAACGTATCAAAATCGTGAATATCGACGCTCGAAAACTTATATGTTCTTTCGAAATCTGCAATTCTATCCCAAGGGGAAGCCGAGTAGCACAGTGCGTTCACTTCCTCCGTATCATATTCTCCTGTCACAACATTTAAATAGGTTTCATCATCTTCATCTGAAAGATCCGCCGAATGATATGCTGCCACTATTCTTGACAAGTCATACCTGCATACAGAGTTAACCTTCCTGTAGTCTACAGTTTCTTTTTTTGCCAGCCGATAAACGGTGGTCTTTGGAACCCCTGACGCTTTACTTACCGCAAAATAATCCTTCTTATACTTTTTGCTCAGACGTTCCATAACAACTGCAGAGGCTTCTTGATTCAAGAAACTCAGTACAGCTTTTTCAAGCCCTTTGCGAGACATGCCATTTTCCTTTGCATCGCAGAATTCATAAAAGTGATCAAGCGCTTTTGCAAATTCTGCTTTTTCTTCATGAGTTGTCGGGTAATACTTTGAGCTGACGCTCATCGATATCACCGCTAAAGCGCAACCTATTAACCGACTTTACTCAATGATCAATATGAGCTGCAACCGTCTGCGGAAGAATAATAAGTGTGAAGCACAGAACGATGTATCCAAAAGTGAAACTGGTAAAACAATAGGGAAAATAGTTCATCGTCATCGCATCACCTCCTTCCGCAATAGTCACAATCACCGCCGCAAGCGGCTGCAGTTCATCTTTTCAAATATAAAAGGCTGACACTTGCATCAGCCTTAATTTCGTATTCATAGGGCAATATAAAAACACACCCTAAAGCTAAAAGATAGACGCTTTCGCGTTACAACAAACCAAACAAACAAATATCCGAATGAAATATCTATGCTCTGGAAATTGATTCCACAGCGCATTAATATGATAGCATTTTCTCAATCAAGGTCAAATAATATCAAATACCTGCTTCCGACGAAATTGTTTTATACATCTTCATCAGGGCCAAGACAATTTCTTCTTCAGTCATATTCTTATTAAAACCGTAGGCACACATAACCGCCTTATCGTTTTCGTCATGAGCCTTGCGAAGCTCAGCAGGCATCGTAAGGGGATCATAGAGATCGGAAAGGGTGCTACTCGGATACATTGCCCGAGCATCAAGAATGGCCTGAGCAGTCTGCTCAATTCGAGACTTCTGGGAGTCGGAAGGCGATGGCCACGGGAATGTATTGTAGACAATGTTGTTTGAATACCTATAGCTCGGGCCAAAATATCCAGCGACAGTTCTCATCCACGCCATATGCACAATTGAAATTAATACGCCAAAATGATAAAGGGTTGCATTTGGCACAAAAGATGCTGCATTACTTGCGATAACGTCTTTTGACAGATACCCTATCGGGATATACTTTCTGTTTCTTGAAGTAGTCAGCGGGATCATCAAATAATCCCCATCCGATTGTTTAATTTCCATAAACCTTTGCGGAAATTTTGCACCTTCTCTTGTTGCGGCCTTCTTACTGCTTAATCGAAAGTTTCTAACCGCTTCAATTCTTTGCATCACAAGTGGCATGCTTTTCAATTCTCTCGGTTCTGCATTTAGCAGCCACAAGCACCAACGAGAATTATTATTTAGGTAATCCTCTGAGCCCATAAAAGGTTTAAAGAATTTCTCCGAATTTGGTTCCTTTTTGATGAACTCATTTTTCTCATCTTCGCTAAAAATCAAATTGCCGCCTTCGACAGGTTTGCCGCCGCTTCTCATTTGTGGCACATCGCACAGCGGAGTAGATGTTGAACGCACAAGAATGTCTTCGTCGCTCGGAATCAGATACGGGCTAATGTGTTTGACGTGTTTAATTTCCGAAGAATAGTATATTTTGCAATCCGCTGGAGCGGTTTCGGAGAAACCTATGATCACAACATAAACCGTCGCTTTTTTGCTTGATTCTGCGTCCCACTTGAAAGATTTATATGCAAAATCAATTTTTACGTTGTCACTCAGCAGTGACTCCCATAAGGGTGCAATCTGCTGACCTTGACAAATAGAATCCGTTGAAACAAATGCGACATGAATATTTGTTCCTTTGATGAATAAAGATGCCTTTTTATACCAGCAGCAGACATAATCGAGAACACCGCCATCGGCACCAAACAGCTCCTTCTTTTCTTCCTTTTGGCAATCATCCATCACTTTTTTGGAAGCATGTTCCTCTCTTGACACTCTGCCCGCATTCGCAACAAACGGGGGATTCCCCATAATATAACTGAGTTCGTTCGAAGGGATCACATCGCTCCAATCGATTTTCAAAGCATCGCCTTCCCAAATGTGTGTAAATGTCTTCAAGGGCAAAAAGTCGATATCCATGAACAGAATCTTTTCGGTTTCTTTGAACTCCTTATGTTCAGCAATCCACAATGCCGTCTGAGCAACCGATACCGCAAAATCATTGACCTCAATGCCGTAAAACTGCTGAATCGATACTTTGATTGGATTAATGACATTACCCATCTGCATCAATCGTGACTGTGCCTGAATAACACGGTTTTCTAATCGACGCAGAGACAAATAGGTTTCAGTCAGGAAGTTGCCACTCCCGCAGGCGGGATCAAGGAAAGTCAAAGATGCCAGCTTGTTCTGAAACGCCCGAAGCTGGGCATTTGTGGTTGAAGCATTTGACAACAAGCGGTCGCATTCTGCCTTCAGGTCATCCAAAAACAGAGGGCCAATCACTCGGTGAATGTTTTCAATGGACGTATAGTGCATACCTCCGCTTCGGCGTGTTTCAGGATTCAGAGTAGATTCGAAAACAGCTCCGAAAATCGTGGGCGAAATCGCCGACCAGTCAAAAAGACTGCTTTCTTCATCCAGCAACACCTCCCGAAGATCGTCAGTGAAATTCGGAACCTCAATCTCACCCGCAAACAAGCCACCGTTAACATAGGGAAAGCTCGCCACATCCGCTTCCAGATATGGGTCCCGCTGGTCAATTGGTGTATTCAGAGTGTTGAAAAGGTCAATCAAAGCCCTTCTCATCCGAAGCGTAGGATAGCTCTCCATGTAATCGTGAAACTGCTTATCCCGAAAAAGCCCGCTGTCTTCGGCATAGAGACAGAAGACGAGACGAACACACAGCTTGTTAAGTGCCTGTCTCTGCGAATCAGACAGGTTTCCGTCTTCGTCATGCTTATACTGCTTTTCGAAGGCATCGTACATCTTGCCAACCAAATTGCCCGCCTTAACGGACACGGCAACCTCTTCGTTGAACTTCGGAGCAGAATCATTCTCGCCGGATTCGAGCATCGTGAATGATCCGAGATTGTTCGGGAGATCAGCCAAGTCAACTCTCTTCACAGGCTCATACAGAGCGGCACCTTCCAGTGACATGTCATAAATCCAGAACTCACCAAAATTGCAGCAGATGATCCATCTAGCCTTGTCATTGAAAGCCGAATGATCGTCATACCTCTTTGCCTGTTCAAAAGGAGTCAGCAGTTCGCCGTCCGACTGCTTGATCTGTTTGGCCAGCGAAATACCGAATGACTTCTGTTCAATCAGCACTTCCTTGTCATGATCAAATCTGTAGAGGACAGCATCTTTGAAGTCCTTCCCTTTTTTCTGCTTAGAGGTTCTAACCTCGAAGGTGATTACGTTCTGGATACCATCTAATCCGACTCCGAATACCTGCTGGAGCAGGCTGATCCAGAATGTTTGGGTGTCCTGTTTCTCATCGCCCCGATTCTTCCATTCGTTAGCAAATCTCTTCGCTGCCTGTTTATTTGCCAT